AAAAGCTTTTAAGATGCATGATGCTCAAGAACATAAAGGTGAGCACACTAAATTAGATAAATTAAAAAAAGGTGGCAAAGTTGAATCAGCATCAATGATGGAAGGAAAAACTAAAACTAAAAAAGCTATTCCAGAAAAAGAATACATGAAAAAAGAAGCTAAAGTTTCTAAACCTTCTGAAGAAGATAAAGCTCATGAAAGAGCTGAGACTCCAGAACAAGAAGCTAAAGAAGAAGCTAAATTAAAAAAAGGTGGAAGAGTTAAAAAGAAATACGGCGGTAAGTGCTAATGGCTAAACTTGGAATTCATAAAAAAGGACATGGTTTAGAAAAACTTTACGGTTCAAGTGTTTCTCATCATAAAGCAAAAGATCTTTTTAAAGATGATGGTCAAATGAACCAACATCCAATGACATCAGAAGTTCATCCTGATATTTCTTCTCTTGCTGGTCCAGATATGTCTAATCAAGCATCAACTTCAGGTTCACCTTATATGGGTGGAAATTCTGTTGATAGTTCTGGAGCTACTGCAGCTGCAGGATTTAAAAAAGGTGGAAAAGTAAAAAAATAATTATGTCTGGAATAGGTAAACAATTTAAAGGTTCAGGTATTGCTAGACCAGGGATTTCTTCTAAACATGAAGAATTTAAAAAAGGTGGAAGAGCTCATTACGCTGAAGGAAGTAAACCTGAAGATAAATCTCAAGATGATGGATTTACTCCAATCAATCCAGATCCAATTCAAGAAGCAATTAATTCTTTAAAAAGATTTGAAGAACTATCTAAACCTAAAAAAGCTAAAGGTGGACCAGTAAAATGGATTCAATCTGCTATTAAAAAACCAGGTTCATTAAGAAAATCTTTACATGTTAAAGCAGGACAAAAAATCTCTGCTAAAAAATTATCATCAGCTGCTAAAAAATCTGGTGTTATGGGAAAACGTGCAAGACTAGCTCAGACTTTAAAAAGTTTTAAAAAGTAATCTTATGTCAGGAATTGGCAAACAACTTCGTGGGTCAGGTTTGGCTCGAATAGTTAATAAAACTATTAGAAGCAAAAGACAAAAATTTGATGACGGTGGATCTGTTTCTTCTTTAGCTAATTTACCTAGTGATATAATTTCTGCTAATATTTTAAATCAACAACAACCTACTAATTTAGCTTTAAGCCCTATTGCTGGATATGATGATGGTGGAACTGTTAAACCAGTTGAACCGTCTTCTAATACATTAGATGCTTACATAAAACAATTACAGAAACAAGGAATGAGTCCAAAAGATATCGACCGTCATTTAGAAAAAATGTATCCAAATGATAGATACCCAGGTAATGAATAATGCCTGAAGATTTTAATACTAAATATTATAATATTGCAAAAAAAGAACAAGAAAAGCATAGACAATCTGAAAAAGAATTAGACGAAAATTATGAAAAAGTTAAGGAAGAAGAGCGAAGACAAGATGCTCTAAATCGTTTACACCCAGAAGATTCAACAGCTGAACCAGAATTTGCTAAAGGTGGTAAAGTTGGTTTATGGGCAAATATAAATCGTAGAAAAAAACTAGGTATAAGCCGTCCAAAATCTAAATCAACTATTTCTAAAAAAGCTTATTCTAATATGAAAAAAGGTTTTCCTAAAAAAGCCAATGGTGGTTTAATTAGTAGAGGACAAGGAAAAGCAATAAAACTTAAAAAAACTAAAAGATATTAATGGCTGGTTTAGGTATTCAAAATAGAGGTACTGGTAAAGCTAGAATAAACAAAGCTGATGGTGGTCCTATTGTAAGACCCTTTGGTCATGAAGGAGCTATCACAGGTAAAAAACCACAAGTAACTAAATTATTCATAGCTGCTGAAGGCGGAACTCCAGCTTGGCAACGTAAAGAAGGTAAGAACCCAGAAGGTGGTTTAAATAAAAAAGGTATTGCATCTTATAGAAGACAACATCCAGGTTCTAAATTATCATTAGCTGTAACTACTAAACCAAGTAAGTTGAAAAAAGGTTCTAAATCTGCTAATAGACGTAAATCATTTTGTTCTAGAATGAAAGGTTTAAAAGCTAAATTAACATCTGCTAAAACAGCTAGAGACCCTAATTCAAGAGTAAATAAATCACTTAGAAAGTGGAATTGTTAATATAAACAAATAATGAAAGGATAAGAATGGAAACAGTAGACGTAGCTTATAAACTACAACGCTTTATGAAAGCGCAATTAGAAAATTTAACACTATCTGTAACTTCTGGTAATGTTGACACTATGGAAGATTATAGGTATATCTTAGGACAAATTCGTACATACGAATATATATTACAGGAAATCTCTAACCTGCTAAACAACAAGGAGCTAAAAGACGATGCCGGAAACGTTATTAAACTCGACTGATAAACAGTCGGAAAGTAATCAAGAAATACCTAAGACCGTTTTAGGTCTTGAGGCAAAATATCAAGAAGAAAATTCTAAAACTGTTAGAGCTGAAAATATCACTGAAAATTTAGTTGATAGTTTACCAACACCAAGTGGTTGGAGAATTTTAGTATTACCATTCACACCTAAAGATAAAACAAAAGGTGGAATTATATTTTCACAAGAATCATTAGATAAATTAAGAATTGGAACTAACTGTGGTTATGTTCTTAAAATGGGACCATTAGCGTATAACGATAAAGAACGTTATCCAACAGGTCCTTGGTGTAAAGAAAAAGATTGGGTTATCTTTGCTCGCTACGCGGGTTCAAGATTACCAATAGAAGGTGGAGAAGTCCGCCTTTTGAACGATGACGAAGTTTTAGGGACTATTAAAAATCCAGAAGACGTTCTTCATCATATATAAACATAGGAGAAACTATGCCAGAAGATAATAAAACAGAAAAAATGGTGGATATAGATACTTCAGGACCTTCAGTTGATGTCGAGTTAAAAGATGACACAGCTAAAGAAGGAATTGAATCAGTTATTGAAACCAAAGAAGAAACTCCTAGTTCCCAGCCTCTAGCCGCTGAGAAAGAGGAAGCAAAAAACGAGAAGCAAGAAGCTAGCAAGGTAGAGAAAGACGGAAATTCGAAAGAAATTGAAAAAGAAGCTGATGATTACAGCGAAGGTGTGCAACGTAGAATTGCTAAGTTAACTAAAAAGATGAGAGAAGCAGAGCGTCAAAAAGATGAAGCTGTGCGTTGGGCTCAAACTGTTAAAGCAGAACAAGATGCTTTAAAACAGAAATTTAGTAATTTAGAAACTACTAGCATTAGAGACAAAGAAGCTAAAATAGTATCCTCAATGCAAGCTGCAAAAAGCAAGTTACAAGCAGCGAGAGAAACAGGAGATATTGGAGCTGAAGTTGAAATCTCTAAAGAGATAGCTAGATTAGGATACGAAGAAGCACGACTTCAAGAGTATAAAAATCAAGCACAAAGACTAGCTAAACAAGCACCTGTTCAAGAGCCTGTAACTCAACAACCACAGTATCAAGATACGACACAAGATGTATCTTCTGATCCTAGGGCTGAAGAGTGGGCATCTAAAAACAGATGGTTTGGTTCTGATAAAGCAATGACTTACACTGCTTTTGATTTACATAAAACATTAGTGGATGAAGAGGGTTATGATCCTAAATCCAATGATTATTATACGGAAATTGATAAAAGAATAAGACTTGAATTTCCGCATAAATTTGATACTAATGTTTCTACGGAATCGACTAGACCAACACAAACAGTAGCTGGAGCGAAGCGAAGTGTAAAAACTAGTCGCAAAACTGTGAGACTCACGCCGTCTCAAGTTACAATCGCTAAAAAATTAGGTGTGCCATTAGAAGAGTATGCGAAACAACTAAATATCACGAAGGAGGTATAGGCATATGACAAACGAAAAAACAAAGACCCCACGTGCGAGCGAAACTAGAGAGAAAACAAGTAGACCTCAAGTTTGGACTCCACCATCATCTTTAGATGCACCACCTGCGCCGGACGGTTATAGACACCGTTGGTTAAGGGCTGAAACTTTAGGTTTTGATGATACTAAAAATATCACAGGAAATTTAAGATCAGGTTATGAATTAGTGAGAGCTGATGAATATCCAGAAGGACAATTTCCAGAAATCAAAGACGGCAAATACGCAGGAGTCATTGGAGTTGGTGGCCTATTGCTGGCTAGGATACCGGAAGAGATCGCTAAGTCTCGAGAAGAGTACTTTGCAAAAAGAACTCAGGAGAGAACTGAAGCAGCGGAAAACGATCCCATGAAGGAACAGCATCCAAGTATGCCTATGAGTAATGATAGGCAAACTCGTGTAACTTTTGGTGGTACGAAGAAGTAACTAATTTTTAGTTTTTCTGAAATTCCAACAAAGTAAAAATAAACTTAACAAGGAAAAAAAACATGGCTAACTCAACAGTAGCTTACGGCTTAAGAGCCCTAGGCAAAATTGGGAGTAACCCATCAGCAGGCGGACAAAGCCAATATAACATTTTGAATAACTACTCTACGAGTATATTTCAAGGTGATATCGTTGGTCTAAGTGCTACAGGTAACGTTGTTCCTGTAACAAGTTCTGCTACTGGTAACATATTAGGCGTATTTAACGGATGTCTAATAGAGGTTAACCCAACTACAAAAAAGCCGAAATGGCAAAATTTTTATTCACAAGTAAACGTTGCTCAAGGAGCAATTGATGCTTATGTAATAGATGATCCAAATCAGCTTTATTTAGTAAAATCAACAAACACTGCATTAGGTAACTCTGCGGTAGGAACTTCTTACGGTATAGTATATGCCGCTGGAAATACTGCTAATGGTCTGTCTGGATCTTATTTAGATTTAGGCGCAGCTAATGCGACTGGTCAGTTATTAATATTGAGCACGTCTCAATTCGTTGATAACGTACCAGCAACGACAAACGAAGATTTCGTAGTAAAAGTGAAATCTAGTAAGTCAATAGCATAAGGAGAATATAAACATGGCTATATCACGATCACAACTAGTTAAAGAACTAGAACCAGGTTTAAACGCTCTGTTTGGACTTGAATATAAACGTTACGAAAACGAGCACGAAGA